ACTTTATAAGGTTTCTGTCTCCCTTAGTTAATTCCTGCACTTCTTTCTGAAAAGAAACTCTTGCTGCATTTACAACAGTTAGGTCACTGCCTAATTTATCTATTAAATCAACCTTCACAACTCAAACACTCCACATCCTCTAGATTAACCCTTGGTATTTTAATATTAACATTCTCTGCATCTCTTACTGACTCAGATCTCAGGTAGTACATTGATTTTAGTGTGTTAGCGCCTGCCCAATGGACATCATTGACGTATTGCAGAAACTCATCGTGTACTTCTTGTGGTGCAGTAGTTGGTGGTGGTGTAAAGAATAGGTTTACGCTCTGGCTCTGGCAGATATACTGCTGCCTTTGGTGAGCATGTTCCACTATCCATATCTGGTTTAGCTCAGGGGCCGTTTTAAATACTTCCTTCTCTTCATCCTCTAATATGTCTAGGTGCTGCACAGATCCCTTATGGCTAATAATATCCTTCCACACTTCCTCTCGCTCTTTAACCTTCAAACCCTTTTTAGCTAGAAGCCTATCGAGGTACAGGTTTTTAACCTGGAAGCTACCACTTAGCGTCTTGTGCGTATATGCGTTAGCCCTCGTAGGCTCAATAGAAGGACTCGTTCCACCACATATAATGGAACTAGAAGCATTAGGAGCAACAGCCAGAAGATGAGCATTGCGCCTACCACTGCCAGCCATATCAGGAGCTTCCCCCCTATCCGCACCCAATGCGAGACTTGCTGCATTGGCCCTGTCCCTGATGATTGAGAAAGCTCTGTGATTGAAGCTCGCGGCGAATACCGACTCGAAAGATAGTCCACGACCCTGTAAGTAGCTATGAAAGCCCATTGCTCCAAGACCGACTGAGCGTTCTCGATATGCTGAATAGGCGGCTTTTGTAAAACCCTCTTTACCTTCTTGAACATAATTTTTAAATCTCCTAAAGTTAGCGCTATAGTCACTGTCTAATACTTTTGTATCTACAATGCCCTCAATAAATAATTCTAAGACGTTATCAAGCATTGTAACCATGTCTGCTATAAAGACATCATCCTCTGACCACTCATCAAAGGTAGCTAGATTGACGCTAGACAAACAACAAACAGCCGTTCTCTCCTCATCTGTGGGGAGCGTTATCTCAGAACAAAGGTTGCTTTGGTTTATCCTCAGCCCTAAGCTCTTCTGTTCGCTCGGTAGATGTTCATTACAAGTGTCCACATTCAAGATGTATGGCTCACCTGTTTCAAAGCGAGTCTGTATGATCTGCCACCATAACCCTCTTGCATTTACAGTCTTTAAACATTCCTTTGACTTCGGATCAATCAACCTCCAAGGCTCATCTGCTTTAACCGCATCTAAGAACTGATTAGTAATATTAACTCCGTTATGAATGTTAAGACTCTTTCGGTTTATGTCGCCACCTGTTGGCTTACGCATAGCAATAAACTCTTCAATCTCTGGATGAGATATATCCATGTAGGCTGCGTAGCTTCCACGCCTTGTCGTACCTTGATTGAAGGCGAGCATACAAGAATCAACAACGTGCATGAATGGGATAGAGCCTGTTGAGCGGCTACCACTGCCAGTCGAAACACCGCTGGATCTTACGTCACCCCAATAACCCCCAATGCCTCCACCATTAGAGGCAAGCCAGATGTTCTCATCGTAGTGCTGAGATAAACCTTCCCTTGAATCTGGTACATAATTTAAAAAGCAACTAATGGGGAGACCTCGTGTGGTTCCTCCATTGGATAGGATAGGTGTGCTAAACATAAACCAAAACTTACTAGCGTAGTCATATAGTCGCTGTGCCAGTTCATAATCTGTAATGCCTTTGTAGGTGGCAGAAAACACAGATGCCCTAGCGAAAGCTTCTTGGGCAGACTCCTCATCACCCCACAAATAGCGGTCACTTAGTGTCGCCACACCAAAATCAGCTAAGGCTTTGTCTCTGTCATAGTCTACCTGTACACCTAAGTACTTTTGTATACCTACTTTAGGTATAGCGGTTAAGGTCATCAGAATCTTCCTTATATTTAAGTTCTTCTTTTTTCATTTTTTTGAATTTTTTATTTTTTGTGTTGCTTTTGGATTTCTTACGCTTAATATATTTTACTCGTCTATCACCCTTTCTGTCCCAAGACATCGTGATCCTCCATAAATTTTACAAGGCGTCTCTCGTACCATTCCGCTTTACTTAGATCTTCAAAACCATTCTTGTATCGGAAGCGCCAGCGATATTTCATGGAGTTTCCTCGCAGATAACCGATGTACTCTTCAACAGAGAGCATAGCCTCAATAGCATCTATGCACTCAGTCTGCCCCTGGTTGTAGTGTGCGGGGCTGTGCACATTAGTGTAATATTTATTATAATCTTCTGGTTTGGTCTTCCACTTCCGAGCAACCGCGTTCCAATCGTCAGGGGTCGCATCATTTAATCGTTTTGTCATTTATCTATCCATTCATCCGGTAAATTGTTTTCGGTAAACCACCGAAATCCGTTTGCTTCTGCCCACTCTGCGTGGGATCTCTTCGTTCCGTTCTTCCTTTTCTTTGCTCTAGGCATAGGGGCTGATGGATTTGCAAAGACAAAGACCAGTTCTGTGCTAGGCATTAGCGCTTTCTTGATCCATATATATTTATTGAACTCTGCGTAGTCCCAAAAGCGACCCTTTGTTTCGAGCAATATTTTATCATGGCCAATATATCGCGCAAAATCTGGTTCATACAAGTGCTCGATTACATAGGCTTGTTTCTCTGGATGGTGTTCCCATCCCTTGAGAATAGTACCGTGTAGTCGAGCCTCCCACTTAGAATCATATCCAGCAGGCACATCCTTTTCACGAGGTCTTATTTTTCTTGGCTTTCTAATGTAGCGTTCCCCTTCGTAAAACAAGTTCCAGGTCTATCAGGTCACGTAGTTCATCTAGTGTGTCATCTGCAATCTCAGATAGTTGATTGCCATTGAACAAAAAACTACCTATAAATATCAAGGCACTGGCTAGTTTAGTTAACTCAGGCGCGTTTGTAGGGGTTTGATCAGACATTGTAAATCCTCTAGGGTGATAGCCTCTATATTTATGTTGGGATCAGAGCTAACTAATTTCTTGAGTTGTTTACGAATCCATTTGGGTGAGTTGGGAGCAAGGACAAAGCTGTCGCCTACTGCAAAGTGATATTCGGCTGGGAGAAGGGAGTGTATGTTATCCAAAGATACCTTTTCAGCTTCCTCCTCCGACACCAAACTCTTTATCCACTCGACAAGAAGCCTTTCTGTATGACGACTTATACGTTTTAATAAAGCCTTCTTCATGCTTCCATTACTTTAGGTAGTGCTGCTACCCGTACCAAATACTTTGGGCCATTAGCATACATAAAAGTTCGTATTCCATAACCATTGTTAGCATCAACATAACACTCGTGCTTATGAGGACAATACCCACACTCTCTAGGTAGACGCAGGTTTCCCTTCTTACCATCCGGCACCGGAGTATAGCATCTTTCTGGCGGCGTGTCAAGAAGTACTGCATCACGAACATTCTTTATCTTGCTTTCAACATTAACCTTAAGCATGTCTGCTGGTCGATGGAGGGCAAGCTCGCCGCTCTCTTTATTAAGAGCTAGGAATCCTCCACCGCTGGTCCCATGACCCTTCTCATAACCAGAAAACTGTGCCATGTACCCAAAGGGATCATCTTCGTGCAGCGTACCTTCCTTAAATTTCTTAAAGGCATAGGAGGATGCGGTTTTTATATCAACTACCTCTCCATCTATTGTGCAATCCATATGCCCCTTAACCCCATCAATTTCTACTTCCTTCTGCTCGTTAGCTACCTCATGTCCTGCTAATCTAACAAACAGGAGCACTAGCTCCTCAAGCATATGTCCGTACAGAAACTTAATAAAAACTGATGGGTGTGTCTTGTTGTAAATAGGAGTCTCATGCTTTAGATCGTACCATAAGCGTCGTAGTGGGCGACCTACAGTAGACATACGAAGTCCTCCAGCGTCTTTCCTGGGAGTAGCCCAATGCTTCAGGGCTTCCTTCATACGCTCTCCAAAGTCTTCAATGTAATCATCAGGTATATCTAAAATTTCCTGATCACATAGGCAGGAGAGTACATTATACACATCATCTACAACTGTGTCAAGTTTTTTCATAGTGCTTGTATAAGTTTAGTAGCTTCATCAACTGAAACCTTAAACCACTCCCCCTTGCGCTTTGTTGAGATATTGTTTAATTTATCATGTGCTAACTGTTCTGCCGCTTTTCTATCTTCAAAGTATTTAGAGAAACACAGCTTAAAATCTCTAAAAGGACTACTGGTTTGATATTGTTTGCATCTATCTTCGGCATCTATTGCCATACCAACCTTCACCCAACCATCCCAACACGGGTTGTTAATAATATATACGTGGCCTTTGGTTGTGCTAGTGTAGCCTTCTAAAGCTGCAAAGGCTGCACCTTCAAAAGTTTTATATCTTCCTGCTTTGTGTAAAGGATGTTTTACTGATACATGCTTACCATTAACGTACATTCTGTTAGGGTTACTTTTTGTATTGTTGTTTTTACTACACTTAATACACTGTGTTCGATCCACTTTTCTCCATGATAAAGACCAATTAGTATCTGTTAATTCTACACCGCAAGTATTACAGTTATTTTGTTTCATTGTCGTCATACTCTGTCTGTTTCATCGGTAACCCCTATCTTATATTTGATGTGCCTAATAACTCTTGCCCCATCTCTTTTATCGCCCTTGTAGAAAATAAGATTTAATCTTTCTAGCTCAATGGGTCGAGGAGATAGGGCGGTATAGCACACATCAGGAGACTCTTTGTTCATTTCCTTAACAGTAATTCCCTTATTCCCTGCTTCTTCAATTAAGCCTAAAACAAAAGATCTTGTTTTTCCCAGTGAATGTGAAACTGAATAAGCAGCCGCTCTACTTGTTTCAGGATCATTTTTCCTATGTAGCTTGTGGGGTTCTGTGTTTTCAAATAAATCTGCCTGTTTCATATCAGTGTGTTTCACTCCAGTTAGCTCCTATTTTATACTCGCCATCCAAGGGACAAGCCAGTTCAAATACTTCACCGGCCCTGCGTATACAATCTACTCCAAGCTCACCAACCTCTATGGCACAACTCTCGTGCGCCTCAAGCTGCCACTCATCGTGTACATTGGCAACAAAATATGCATCACAATTAAGTTCTTGATCGTACAACACAAGGGCCTGCTTCATCACCACCGCACCAGCACCTTGCAAGAGAGTATTGAGTGCCGCATGTTCAGATCTGACAAAAATCTTGCGCCCATCTAACCCTTTGAGATAGCCTCTTCCTGCCGCTCTTGTAACTTGATCTCTAAGAGTTCTAAATGATGGGAGATTATCAAAGAAATGTCGCCTAAGTTCTTTACCACTTCTTGCGCTTCCTCCACATACGGACCCAAGCTTTTCATCTCCTGCTCCGTACAGGAGGGCATAGATGAAAGTTTTTGCCTGATTTCTTGATTGAAGTCCTGCAAGTTTTTGATTAGCGGTGTGAATGTCTCCGTTAACAATTTCATTGATGTACTCCTTATCCTTCATATAGTGTGCCAACATCCTAAGCTCAAGTTGAGAGGCATCAACACCCACTAGCTTATATCCTGCAGGGGTAGTCCAACACTCTCTGCATTCCTTCCCATAGAGCGACCCCAAGTTAGGAACCTGTGCCATGTTGGGAGACTGATGAGACATGCGGCCCGTGATGGTGCCATTACTACGAACACCACCATGAACTCTATTATCATCCCAAACACACTTTAGCCAACCATGTTTCTTACCACTTATCATAGCTACCCTCTTTTGTAAGAGGATGTACTCTGCAATAAGTTCTGCTTCGGGTATCCCTTTAATGCCTAAGAGTACAGGCTCATCAACCTGTGGCCTACCGTTGGGTGTGAACTTACTAGGCTTCCAACCAAAGTCCTGTAGATATTCTCCAATCTGTTGTCTGGAACCTAAATTAAATTCAGCTACCATGTACCGACTGATTGGTCTAGCATCTGAGACTGCTGCCTTAGCGGATAAGTCCTTGTATTCTTCTTCAGTAAGGCGTACCCCCACACCATCAATAGTTTTTGCAGTCTTTGCGAGAGCACCTGTCTTAGTGAACTGTGCATAAAGTTTTACTTCCGAAACCTTCGGCTTAAAAACCTTATGCACTTCTCTCTCAACAGCCCTCATCTTCTCTCGCAATTCTGCGTCCAGCAAAGTAGCCGCTTTCACATCAAAGTAGAATCCCTTCTCGCGCTGCGCTGCTATAATCCTATAGACCTTGTGCTCAAGATCCACAGACTGCTTAGAGAACCCAGCAGATTCTACCTTCAAGGCTTCATAGATTTTTAAATTTAAATCTACGTCTCGTATGCAATATTCTAACATCTCAGGAGAGTAGGCATCGTACTCCTCAAAGGCTATCTTCGGGTAGCCAAACATATCTCCCCACGCTTTTAATGTGTGCTTACCTTCATTTCTCACAGGATTAAAGAGCCTGGATAGGACAAGCGTATCAACTATCTTACGTGTCCCATCGTCTAGCTTCCTACCTGTTAGGCTTTCAATCATAGGTAAATCAAAACCTAAGATATTATGTCCTGCCAAATAAGAAGCTCTCTCTAATAGATCTAAACCTTTTTCAATTTGGTCAGGTCCATAGACATATTGCTGCTTTGTATCAATATCCTTCGCAACCAAACACCATATCTTCGTGATGTCAGGAGGAAGGCCATCCGTTTCCATGTCAAAGATTAGTTTCATATTAAAAGTCCACCAGTGGTTCTTCAGATTCCATTCCATCTAGCTCACTTAATCTTCCGGTATCTCTATCGTATATTAAATGAGTTGCTATGCCAGTGTCACCAGTATATCGAGACTTTAGTACTCGTACTCTGGTGGTGTTGGCCTCAACAGAATCCTCTGCCTGTTGGTTTCTCTCAAGTGCAATGACACAATCAGACAACTGAGCGATGCTCTGTGATCCTCTAAGGTGGCTAAGAGATACCTCAATCCCATTCTCATGCCCCTTGTTTCCATCCACTCGCCTTAGATGTGACACAAGGATAATACCTGCACCCGTTTCCTCGACAAGACTTCGCAATCTAGTCATCACATTATCTATGGTACGTCGTTCGTCACCCTCTGCTATAGCCGAAACTAACATAGAGATGTGATCGAACACTATCCACTTACACTCTAAGCCGATTATAAAGTAGCGGAGTTTAGCAAATATCTCTTCAACGTCATTGGTTCCAAAATGTGAATGGATATAAACCCTATTCTCATTCTCCCCCTTGTGAAGTATCTCCAGATATTTATCTATCTCCTCTCTAGAGTATTGCTCTCGTATCTGATCAATATATAGCCTAGCATTAGCCTCAATAGAAAGCAAGCCATCAACTGTATGATACTCATTTTCTTCTAAGGCAATGATACCAACATTATCCTGAGTTGATTTTATCAACCAGTGCTCAAGTTCTCTAGTCACCGATGTTTTACCCAAGCCTGTACCACCTGTCAAAGATACAAGTTCACCTTGACGTAAGCCATATAGCTTTTTGTTTAACCCCGTCCAAGGATAAGGAACTGATTCCTTCTTTGGTCGGTTATGATACTTATCTTTAATAAACTCAGTAACATTTATTACACCGCTGGGTGTGTATGTCTGCGCCTCCCAAAAAGATCGCATGAATAACTTCTGCTGGTTCTGCCTAAGCATATCATTAGGATCTTTGTAGCCTTCTGGGAAGGTCATTATCTTTGCAGCCCCTGGCCTAAGAAGCCTTGCTACCTTTCTCGCAGCCTCCTTCCCAGGCTTGTCTGCATCAAAAGCTATGACGATGTTTTCAAAAGTCTCTAAGAACTCCAGAGATTCTTTCACATCTTTGACCGCCCCTCCTGCACCGCTCTTGATACTAACTACAGGCCACTTACTACCCAGCAGTTCGTAAGCAGCCATTGCATCACACTCTCCCTCAGTTATGGTAATGTACTTACCACCAGCCTGAGCAAACTGCTGACCGAATAGGCCAGTGTCTGTTGCAGGACCAACCCAAGTAAAGATCTTATCATTCACATGCCGTACCTTATGTGCGACCGCCTCGTTCGCTATGAAGTAGGGATAGTAGTGCTGTGTCGGTTTCC